TGAGTCCGGTACAATACCGAATTCAATCCTCCGAAGCAGCTTAACTTAATAATGTCTAACTTTTTGGGGTCACTTCAGAAGTGGTTTGGTGTGCCTATTATTTCTATTTGCCCATAAGAAAAGTCGGCTAAATTACGCGTGATACCTGCATATGGTAAAAGCATATCTAACTGGACACCTTCAGCAGTCTTTCGATATGCACTGTGGTAAACATCTTCTGTGTCTTGCCATAACAATGAGAAAAACCACGCCATAATGCGAATGATAATACCCAAAAATGACCGTTCTGTAGTATTAGCATCAGCACCAAATTTCTTTCGCCTTCGCAGACATACTATCAACCAGGTCACTGTACGATTTACGCTTAAAACCATTTTTATCCAACGCCACCTACAGCCACCTCCTCATTAATAATAGTTCCGTCTAAAAGAGTTATGGAAAAAACAACTGTCCTAACTCTATTAACATCTTTAATTTCGACACTTTCAATATCTTTAACCCGTTCTTCTTGCGAAAGAACACGTATAACTTCAGCCCTAGCTTTATCTTTAGTTGACTTCTCTAAAACTCGTTTGAAATCAAGACCAGATTCTTCATTAAGAAACCATTCTTTTATATTTGTACCAAGTGATATAGCTAGACATTGAGCTACTTCTTTTTCACCTTCAGCTAATTTGAAGTCGCCATTTTCAAAAACCAAATCGCCATCTAATAAAGCTAGTGTTTTCACTAAAACACCCCCACTATTACAGCGTCTTGAACATCAAACATACGAGCCGTTCCTGGATATACATTGTTTCCTTTCACGGCCTCGTCTATCGCTCGTTGACAAAATACAGCTAGAACTGTATCTGTTGGTTCTATAAAAGGCTCATAATTTTGAGGTTCACTACCATTAACACGATATTTCTGAAATAAAACAGGTACATTTTCAATAGGAGCTAGTTTTGATGGCTCCTCACCTGTTTCTTTTACCATAAAAAGAGGTTCAATTTTTGCCAAACGTTTTGTTTCGTCATATGCCAATACTTTGCAAGGCATGGCTGTGTTTAAATTTACGAATACACCTTGTTGTAAAGCTCGAAAAAATTCAGTGGCATTCGTCATATTATCCCCTCCACTTCTGTATAAAATGAACTACCTTTGCAAATGTGTTTACCCTTTTTGACGCGTACAGTGCTTTTTGTAACAATTGATTGTAGTTGAATAATTGCCCCTGTATTCATTCTGTGTTGAAGTAGAGATTTGGCTTTATAGCCTTTCATCACTTTGCCTTTACGTTCATTTTCAAAGTATTCTGGTGATCCAACAAGTCCAGTATCTGGACTGAGTATAAATCGATGGTTATCACCTTCAGTAATTGGTCTGATATAAGTTTGTTGCCTTGAGATATAAGCAGAAGCCCCACAGTCATTGGCAATGTCTTGTATTTTTTTAAAGATTTCTCCACTAACAGAGAATCCTTTTTCATACACCTTATTTTTAGGTAATTTCAAAACAGCTACTTTTAAGCCTAATGCTTTTGTTAAATCTCTTATAATTACATCAGCTTTTATTTTCCCTTTATATGAGCGTTTGAGGGTCTTTTTGCTGTTGAATGGATAAGTGTCCAATACCTTAATTACCGTTGCACGGTCAGCCCCTAATGGTGTTGTACTAATACTATTGATACGTCCACTAAGTATTAAACCCTTATCTTCAACATATCCAGCGTTAATCGTTATAACCTCTCCACGTTTTATTTTGTTCCTTGTTGATTCTGATAGATTATAAATCGTGATCTCGCTGATGTTCGGCTCAAGATCATCATCAAAAGGTACATCAAATTCAATATCTAAATCGGTATTATTAAACTTTAGATTTCCTGTTACAACCTCAATGTAACGCTTAAATAATTTACTCATTGTCATTCACCAACTTTAAGAATACTGTTTCATTTAGGTTCGCAAAGGATACTCTTGTCTCTTTTCCTGATGTATCTAGAGGGATAATTGTTGGTGCTGGAAAACGGCCATCAAATACTTCGCTAAACAAAGGAGTAGCATATATAAGTTTCTCACCATACACCAATACTTCATCACCCTTTTGTAAATCCAACGTGAAATAGTCATGCAGTTTGTTATATCTAATTTCTATCAAAAATAATTCAGCGCCAAATTCCATTTCAAAACGATAGGGAATGAGCACTTTTTCGATTTCTATATATTCAAAGTCTAACATTTATTACACCACCCTTAATTTAGCACCGAGAGGGATTTTCTTTGGATCATAACTATTCCATTTCTGGATATCCTGCCACTTAGTACCGTACTTTTGACCAAGTGAACCTTAGGTATCACCTTTTTTAACTACATGATAAACAGGCGACTGTTTTTTGTTTGTAGTCTGTTTGCGACCTGCCTCTTTGGATGGAGCAGTAACTGCTTTTACTTTCGGGTCCACATAAGATGATTGGGCAATGCGAACTTCTGTTAATGTACAACTGAAATTATAGCCATTCATCACTTTAGAACTAGCTTTAATAGACAAACCATGCATGAGCATATTTTTGTATATACGGCGCCCTACGTAAGTAAGTAGTTGCCCTTTATACTCAAAGCTCTTTAATTTGTTGACTAATGTTTCAACTCGCTCGTTAGTGGGGCGTACCAAGAGACCAGATAACTTTACAACCACAGGTTTTCGTTCAACATGATCAGATAAATCTATCCCTTTCTCAACCTTATGAGTAGGTATATCAACATCAAAATCAGCATCTTCACTAGTTACATGTATTAAATAGCCACTTAATCGCGCTTTACCAACTAATTCTTCCGCCAATATTAGCCCTCCCTTGATGCAGGCATAACACTTAATAAATCACCGAATAACTCTTCAAGTGCATCTTTAATGCTGTATGCAGTTTCCTGAGGGCTTTCACTGCCTTGCACGATAATTTGGATAGGTGCTGACACTTTAGAGCTATTAGACGTATTGCTAACCGTCTCTGTAGCTGAGTAATCCCTTGCAGGTTCAAACTGAGTAGCCTGATCTAAATTAATTTCAGGATCTGTACCATTACCTTGTAAAATACCTCTATCACGTAATTTATCTGCTTCATCTGCTGGCAAAACAGCTTCGTTCTTGTGTAGTAAAGCTGGCATTTCATCATAAGGAACTCGTCCTAAACCGATTTCGAATCCTGGTAAGAAGCTTGTTACCTTAGAAACTACTCCACTAATCTTCTCACCAACATTGAAGTTTTTGATTGCTTCTCCAACTGCTCAAAGTTTATTTATCACCCACTCTACTGCATCAGCAATTGCATTAAAGGATTTAGATATAGCATTAAGAATAGGTTTTAATATTGCCCATGAACCTTCAATCGCATTCACGGCCAAAGGGAACAATGGAACAATCACTTCATTTACTAAAAATTTAATAACTGAAGTAATTCCTTCGAATAAAGAACCGAGTATTCTTAATACTGGTGAAATGATATCTATCGCAACGCTAATCACTTCCTGTGCAACTGGGAATAGGGGAACAATCACGTTTTCGATTAAGCCAGTTACAATCCCCTTTAATGTCTCAAAAATATTTATAGTACCCTTAACAATTCTGCCAATGTACTCCATGGCCGTTCCTACGTATTCTTGAGCTTTTGGCATTAAAGGAACTACTACATTTTCTATAAAATTCGTTAATACTGATTTTGCTAAGTCAAAACCTTCTCTAAAGCTTTGCATATACCGTTCTATAGATTCTGCTACATCCGACGGTACACCTAGGTTCTCCCATATGTCAGCAACTTCTCCGGTGTCATAAAAAACGGACATGATACTGTTATAAACAGCCATAACCACGTCTTTTATCATAAAAATGTTAGTAACATACGCTTCTATCCCATCAGCAACCCAAGCGGGCCCTCCGAGTTTTTGCCACAAGTCTGATACTTCTCCAGTATCGTATACCAATGACATAATCGTGTTATATACAGTTGAAATTACATCCTTCAAACCTGCCAATTTATTGAAACCGGCCGAAACAAATTCCATAAATGGTCCTGGATCTACATTACTGATAACTTCACTCGCTTTAGTCAATACAGCAACT